TGTGGTGATCGTATCTCTTAAAGTACCCTGCTGAAATACAATATTTGGGATAACATCAACTGTATCATTTGACCTTTCAATGGTCGGGTAAGTGATAATGTAATTGCCAGGGGATGCGGAGTTGGGAGCGCCGGTGACCGTGAAATAAATATTTCTGCCGGAACTGGTAATTCCAACCGATCCATCGGGAGAAGAAACATATTTTATAATCGTGTCCAACGTTGTGTAAACGTTGGTTCGGTTGGTATCACTTCTGAATTTCGTCTGCAAGACAGTGGAATCATATATAACATTAAAGGTCAGGTTTGGATAGGTGCCGGTAATGGTCATATACGTTCCCGGTATTGGCCTGATCCTTATTCCTGAAGTATCAAAAGTGCCTGTTGCGGCAGCCGTCCAGTATGAGCCGTTACCTGCGTAAAGGGTAGCACCAATCCTTACCACACCGCTTTTATTTGTCGTTGTGTCTGTAGGGATATCCAGGTCAAGTAATATCCTGGTCCTGTCCATTTCGTACCCGTGTTGCGGCATACGTTGGTAAATCTGCGCTGAAGCAACGCAGGTAATCAAAGAAAAAAGTATTATTAAAATCTGTCTCATACACATTCGGGGATTGAATAAGTTGTAATGTTTGTTGTGAATGTCACGCCACTTAAAAAGTTTTCGTATTTTTCACTCACTGCCCGGATAATCGTTTCGTCATCTACGGAGTAGGGCGGCACTCTTAATTTTTCAACTATATCTTCTGCGATCATCCATTGGTCTGAAATAACCTCCGTCTCATATTCACCATCCGGCCCGGATTGATCGAGAAAGAAAAATTGAATACTCCAAACCTGTTCACCGCCTTTTTTATATGTTCCTTCGATAATATCAAAACAGCAAACAGGAAGATCCGGCTCACTGTTTCGGTTTATCCAGTCCAGGGGATTGACGTTTTTTGCCGCCTGAATCCTTGGATGGCTTTCCAACACCGCCGTTATCCCTGAAATGATTTGGTTGTAAGTCACGTTTTAAAACTTTGTCGATTAGTGATTTTTTATATTTCATCTGTACTCAAATATGAATAATTCACCTTCACCTGTAACATCCCCCGTTGGGAGCGTTACCGTTGCCCCGTTCACCTGTATGTACTGCGTATTGGTTGTGGCCTCTCTTGTAATACCTTTAACAAATCCACCCCTAACAACTGTTATTACGGTGGCGTTGGCCAATTCAGAAACTTCAAATGTGCTTACACCTGTTGCTGGTATTACTTCCTTGAAATAAGAAGGTGCCGTTGCTGTACCGCTGCCATAAAAAGGAATTGAACAATCTTCCTCTTTCTTTGCCGGGCCCAAATAAATCGGGCAGGTGAACGCCTTTTTTTCCGGGAAAATAACATCCAGCCCTTCGCCGGGTGTCATATATTGGGCGTAGAGCGTATAATTCTGCCGTAAATAATTAATCAGCCTTTGTTTATAAAACTCGGCTGATTGTTTATGCTGGCTGCTTATCAATTCAAGATCCGCCCTGGTGGGTGCGTTGCTTTCTTCTGATGTTTTTTGTAGGACCCCTTTGGCGAATACCTGGTAACCCAAAGCAAAAGGTAAAAGGCTCATAGTGTACCATATCAATGAATCAGTGATATAGGTATTTATCAGTACCTTTTCATTTGGGGTTAATCCTGAATCACTAACGCCTGTCTGTAAACGCAGGTACAGGGTAGAGCCTAAAGCAGGCTGCACATAAATATCCTGCGCCAGTTTTATTTGCGATTTTAAAATATCATCGTCAATCGAACTGCTGATAGCAGTTCGTGACTTTAATAATGCGGGCGATATGAATAAGATATTATTGCTCACGATTTTTTAATTACAGTTAAAGCAAACCATTTATGCCTGCAGGATGGCCTGGCTGTGCCGTCTGCCTGCGTAAGCCATCCACCCCTGCGGTCCCAAACACTATACCCTAACCTTTCACTGATACGCTCTATATCACTGCGGGAGTATAGTTTCTTCATGCCCATCAACTTTGCACAGAAAGGCCTGTTTCTTTCATCCTCCGGGCCTTCGTAGCTGTACCGTAACAGGATGTCGGTTGTTGTTGGTTTGTAACCTGGTGGGCGATTATTTATTGACCGCTCAAAAATTTCATCCTGTCCGATCCTTTCAACCTTTACAGAAATGGTTTGGTTTTTCTCCATTAATTCCATTGCCTGCTTTACTTCTTTAATATCCCTTTTTAATGTTTTGGCAATTACCTCGGGTGTGATTTTTTTATCTTTCTCTATAAGGTTGATAATATTACTTTCGAGTTGCGTTAATTCTTTTACCTCGGCAAAATATTCAACCTCCCCGGCGGGCCGCTTACTAAGCACTTCGTATTGTTCTTTATCTTCTCCCTCTGTTCCGAATTGTTCTAATAGTGCAAAGTCCATTTCCTCCTGTGAAGCAAATTGCTGATCGTCTGAACTGGCATCCAAGAATAAAGAAATATCATCATCGGTTAAACCGAATGAGTTACGCAGCATCATTGCCGCCTGTTCCCTTGTAAGTTGCCGCCTTTCAAACTTTCTTTTAATTCTTTCAAGCTGCTGAAATTGCCTGCCGGTCATGCCTGCAAGATTTTCATTTATCGTATTTGGATTTACAATACCTGGAGCAGGTGCTTGCGGTATCAATCCCGCTAAACTCCTTATTTCGTCCTTTGTCATTGACTCCAAAACCTTATTGGCAACTAAAGGAGATAATGAATTTATATTGTCAGATATGATTTGCGCTTGCGTTTTAATTGCTGGGTCTAAAGCCTCTTTACCCATTAACTCCCTGATTTCGTCTTTTGTTAAATTTTGAGACATTATTAATTCGCCAAACTCAAACTTTACTGGTTCCAACGGAACTATTTTAGCATCTGCCTGTACGCCGCAGAATTTCATTAACCTGCCGAAAAGTTCTTCATGGGCCTGCTGCCTTTCGTTTACATAAGTGTTGTTAAAAATTTCGTAAGCATCCCGTATCTCGCTCCTTTGGCCCAACGCCCCGGCTGTTGCCACTCCAAATAAAGTTGGTGAGGTTACCTGGTGGGAGGCAAATATTTCCTGCTGGATTAAATTATTTATATTAGTAAAATCTTCCTTTGTAAGTTGTGTTTGAGATAAAGGGAGTATCTCCGCCGCGTTGTCTTTTGATTTATTAAAAGCAATCACAACCCGGTCTCCTTCGCTACCGGTAAATTTTTTCTTTAATCCTTTTTCCAGTTCGCCTTTTTGTTCTTCGCCAGGTTCGCCGTTATTAAAGTTTATAAAAGTGCCAGCTACAAATCCATCTCTGGCATTACCCAAAATGTGCCGGGAAACCTGCACGTCTGCATCAATATAATTCAGCCCCTGGAAGTAAGAGGGGACCGGGTAAGCCTCTCCATCAGGTGCGTATTGATCAACACAAAGTATCTGTGTGGCATGATTAGGATCGTATTTGCCATTGAATACAGTGTACTCTCTGGCTTCTTCATTTGTATATACTGAATCCCCGGAATTACACCAGTCGTTTTTTACAAAGAACTTTGATTTTTCTTTGTTGCTGCGAACCTTGTGCGCCGGGATATGATAAACCGCTTTCGGCTGTCCCAGCAAATTCCAAACGATCTGTAAATAATACCTGCCGTGAATCTCGTCATCCAGTACACACTTTTTCAGTAGCTTATTCCAGCTTTCTTTTTCGGGGTTGGCATCCTGTGTGATATCCTGAAAACCTTTGCCAAAAATATAATTGGCTTTCCCTTTTACAATAGCCCCATGCTTGGGAGACTCTTTGAACAGCCCCAGCAAATACAATGGATATTTGTTATCCTTGCCAAACTCAATGTATCCTTTCCCTTTCTTTTCAATAAAAGACGGCTGCTCTGCCCTGGCGAACTTTACTCCAATAATATTTTGGTAATTACTCTCCATTGTACACTTTGAAACTGTTTGACTGTTCGGTATAAACTTCCGGGGTAAAATCAGTTGCTGGTCTTAAAAACATAAATCCCTCCTCAACTAAAGTACCCGACACGGTTGTGCTGGTATCCGCTTTCTCATAAACCTGGTAAGCCCAAAGCCCGTCTGTTTTATTTGTGAAGTAAGTATTTACTGCCACACTTGCCCGGTCATAACGGGTAACGGTACTCGTATTCGCAACATTGATTTTTACTTCCTCATTGCTGCTCTTGTTTGTGAATACAAAAAGGAAACGGGGAGCGGTTAAAGTTGCTTTTTCCGTTCCAGTAAAGTAGATGGTTTCCGTATTTCCTTTTCGCAGATTGATCATATTAAAAAGCCCCGGCGTTTAACCGGCCGGGGCTTGTTTATTTTAAAGGATATTATTAACCGGCTGTTTCAAGGGCCGCCGCTGTTGCATCGTTGAGTACAACAAAATCTTCTCTTTCTGTTCCTGATAAGCCAATTTTATAACCGTTTGCATCGCCTGCAGCGCTTCCGGTTGTACCGCTGGAACCTTCGTTGAAAAGACCTGCATTTCTGCCGTAAAGCCTGTACACGCCATCTTTGTCTTTGGTAACGGCAACTACTGGCACTTTTGTTACAACGTCAACAAGATTCCTGGTTGTGATGTCTCTTTTGTTTATTGGAAATTCTACACGATGCTCCCAAAACCTTGTTCCGTTTTCAATGCTTGATTGAGGCGTTGCTGAAGCAATCGCACTGGATTTAGTAGGTAGTTGAAATTTCCAAAAGCGTTTGCCGACTGCTTTGGTGATACCAGTAACAACACCGCTCACATCATTGATGGCGTCAATATTGGAGAACTCCATGAGATACACTGCATCAACACCGCCAACGGCATCCTGGCATAGTATCTCGTAACCGGCATATAATTCGCATGAAGCCATGAGTAAGTATTTAAAGGGGCCGAAGCCCCGTTATTTAAACTGTTGATTTGAATTTGATACACTCGGCAGTGTAGGCCACATTGACACCCAGCTTCCATTTGATTGAAAGGCGAACATCGTTATTGTCCTCACTGTACCACATACGGTAGTCATTTTCTTCCGCTTCCTTGTCTGTTGCCAGGCAAACGTGCGGCATATACAGGCCGTAAATATCTCCTGTACCGTCCAGGCCATGCACTGCAATCACTTTCAGTGTTGTGCCTGGTATGGTGATTTCGTAGTTTTTCTGATCTACAGCAGTGTAGTGGAAGTTGTTTGCATCAATCAATGCGTTTTGGTACAGTTCCCAAACATCGTATCCGCAGAATATTTTGTACCCGTCTTTGCCTTTGTAAGCCGCAGGGATCGCTTTACGAACACCTTTGAAGGCAGATATCACATTTGATGCGTTGATGGTTGCAATGGGCGAACCTGATACGCCGGTCATGCCCGAAACGTTTGCATCCACTGGAGCGCCCGCATCAATCAGTTTGATCAACCCGTCATACCTTTTCAGGTTGGCATCTGTGCTGTCTGTATCGCCCTGCCATATTGCCACTTCGTTCGCAGCGGCAATCTTTGCGTTTTTCTTGTCCAGCCATGCCTTTTGAAATTCGGAGTTACCGAAATCTTCATAGGTAGAACCGGCCTTTAATGCCTCCTGCGTGAAGTACGCTTCCAGGTCATTAGGGCAAATTTTTTCTTCTACCTTTATCTTTCCCACTGTCACGGTACGCTGTGTAAACGCTGTGGTGCCGGAAGGATCAAACGAACAGGATTGAACCTGGAAAATCGCATCGGTATCCATCAAGGGAATTGCTTCACTTGATTTTACATTTGTCAATACGATGCCTTCAGCCATGATCAACTTCTGTGTCTTTGCATCAAATACAGCAGAGGTCAACAACGGCTTTAATGATTGCCGGGTGTACGCTGATAAAGTTCCTAAAGAAAGTGCCATTGTTTTATGGGTTTGAGTTAGTTAAATACTGATTTGAGTTGTTTTTCCAATTTTTCCGCTTCTTCCTCTTTGGAAATTTCTTCCTGGGATTTAAAAACGTTTCTTGTGGTTGCAGCAGGATCTGCCGGGGCCGCTGGTTTGTCCACCAGCACCTGCGATAATTGCAGAAGCTGATCAATCACCTTGCTTGCTGTGCCGAGTTTTACTTCATACTCTTTGAATTTCGCTTCGCTTGCCTCTTTGTATGCTGTAAAATCCTGTTCGTACTTTGTAAATTTTTCCTCTGCCAGCGTTTTAAATTCGCTGAATTGTGCGCCAAAATCAGGCGGTGCAGCAGGGGCAGCAGGTGCGCCCGGTACAATCGCAGCGATAACACCATTATCCGCAACCGTTAGCTTTGTGCCATCCATCAATTCAAGATCGCCAGGAAGGGCAGGGTTGCCGTCAATCATCACAATACCCCCCGCCTCTAATTTGTCAATCATCACCTTACCGCCGTCCTTCAGATCATACTCTGTTGGTGCTGCGGGTGCAGGTGGAGCGGGTGGCGCTGGAGGTGCAGGCGGCATAAAAAGGTCATTAAAAAATAATTTTGCCTTTTCAAGTATTTCTTTTGCTTCCATATTATACAGTAGCTTTAATTAAATATTTGGCTAATAAATTTTTTCAAGGCTTCCAGTTTCTGCTCGTCATTGGTTGCTGGCTTTGCGTAATCAAACATTCCTTCCACTGAAAACCCTTTTACTTTTCCGGCCTTAACTAAATCCCATACTGCAGGATTTTCAACATAGAAGGAGCCGAACCATGTTCCGGCCGGTAAATCTTTAAAAGCATTCATTGGAGATATACCACGGGCCGGATCACTGATAAAACTTTCAAACATGGTCAACCCATCCACCTGCATATCTGCCTCGTGCATGATGTTGACATTCTTTTGAAATCCTTTTTTGGAAAACTTGATAGCGATCTGCTTAATAGTTGGAGCGGAGAAAAAAACATAATGCTCACCAAACTTTTCAGACTGGCGATAAATAAGCTGTTCAGGAACCATCAAAGGGCCGGTGATAATTCTTTGTTCTTCGTTGAACTCTATTTTTACCGGCTCGTCTTTGAACGCAAGAAAATCCCTTTTGATCGCAGGCGCATCAACGAGTGCCACAAAAGAAACTTCTGCAACATCATTTACCTGGTCATTAATTTTTAGTTCGTAGCGTGGAACGTCCATGCTATACAGTAGCAGAAATTCCGGTTTTGGCTAATTTATCCTTGCTGCCCGGTTTATCCTTCTCACCTTTTCCTGGTTGTTGGTCATGTCGGTTTCCGTGACATAAGCCCTGCCAACGGATGCAGCATTGCCCACAGCGTTTATTGAACCTTGATCAAGTCGGGTGGTGGCGGCCTGTGGCATAACAGGCGCAGGAACGGAACCCCCGCCGCCGCCTTGTCCCGGTACTTTTACGGATAACAAAGCCTTTACGTTTTTGATACCTGTGGCAAGTATCACAGCTATGTTGGCAACCTTTGAGATAGTCCCAAACGGTTCAGGTAGTACGCTTTTTGCTTTGATAACCTCACTAACGCCGATGTAGGTATTGATCAATGCCTGTGCCGCTCCGAGTGCTTTACCTACTGCCGTTTGTTGCCCGATCAAATCAGACAAGGCGTTAAGTGCGCCCCCGATCTCATTGGCAAATTTTACCCGCTGTTCAGCTTCTAATTGAGAAAACGCAATCCTTTCTTCTGTGTGAAGTTTTAGCGCATTGGTGGTGCCTTGTGATGCCCGCTGAATTATGCCGGCCAAATTTTCTACATGGATAGTAGTGGCCTGTATTTCGCTTTGCTGGGTAACGGTTCTTTGCTCTAGGCCTTTTATGATATCCTTGTTCATCGCATCCCGTTCCCCGTTGATCCTTGCCAGTTCAACCTCTTGCAATAACACGGCATTACCTTTAGCTATTTCCAACCGTTTTTTATATAAGTCCTCAACTTGCTTTAGTTCAATTTCGTAATCTGTGGCCCGGCGTTTAAATAGTTCA